AAACGGGCGGGCCGGGCGGTCCAGGATTCGGAGCTAACGCATAATGTTCGGTGATGGTATAAACAGCAGCGCCACGGAGCAAGGCCAAAGCGCGCAGGGCTACCTGCAGGGCTATCAAGGCGTGCATCAGTACCCCTGTCCACACTGTGGCTACTGTCCGCATTGCGGACGCAGTAACCAACCTCAGCGGCCTTACCTCGGCGATCCTTGGCCGCCGAACTGGCCGACCATAACCTGCAACGGTGTCCAGGGCGGATCGGCGCTCTAAAATGCAACCTATCGACGCCGTGAATCAGATCGAGGCCATGAGTGGCTCGGTTGACCCAGCGCAGAGAGATGAAGTCGAGCTTTGGCTTAAGGGCCGGGCGCTCGCTTCGGTAGTCAACTCGAATGGATGGGATGTAGTTCTTGAGATCCTTCAAGGCTACGCCAGCCAGGAAGTTGACCGGCTCATGAATACCGACCCTGGCGAGAAAGACAAAGTCTTTGCGGCCCACGCCGTGGCCTACGCCGCCAGCCGCATCTACAAGCTCTTCGTCGAAGACGTGAACAACTGCATCCGCGCCTCTATCAACACCCCAGAGGTAGTACGCAAGACCTTCCAGCAAGCTAGTCCCGTCCCACCCGAAAGCCTCTAGCGCGGGTCTTTGGCCCGAGAAATCGAAGGACGATCGTATCCCGCACTACGCTTCCGAGTTTCTCTTCGCCTTTTCGCATGTCCCCGCCTTTCGCGTAGCATTTTAACACAAACGTCAACCCCCCGCTTGGCCGCATTGGCCATGGAGAATGAATGCCTAAGTCACAGTCCCTCCCTGTAGATCTCAACCCCGCCGCAACCGAAGATACCGAAGCCCTCAATAACGCGAATGATCCTTTCGCCGACGATCAGTTCGCGCCCCTCGACACCAGGACCGGCCCCGATTTCAGCCGCGATCTCACCACGATCGCCGATGAACATCCCGAGCTGATGGCTCCAGAACAGCCGCAAGCTGCAGTCGAACCTCCTCCGCAGGCAGCCGCTGAACCAGTCGCCGCAGAGAGAGTGCCTGAAGTCATCACCTACGATGACGGCTCCTCGATTACCATCGAGAAGACTAATAAAGGTTGGCACGCCGTTCTCGATTCCGGCCAGGGTGGAACTGAGAACTTCTACGGCAAGACCAAAGATGAGATGTGGACGAACGTCGCTTCAGCCAAGCTACATGCGACCCGCAAGATCCGCGATCTCAACAAGAAGCTCAAGCTCGGTACCGGCACCGGCGGCCCGGTTGTGCCCGATGCGACTACGCAAGCACCGGTCACTAAGCAGCTGACGGCCGAAGAGATTTTCGAGATCAAAAACCTGATCCAGTCCGATCCCACGCTGGCTTTCGATAAGTACATCCAAAAAAAGACCGGCATGACGGCTGAGCAGCTGGGCGAGCATGCTCGCAGTGGCGAGACAGCCCGCAAGGATTTGGCGATGGAAGCGGTAGTTCGTGAGTTCCTTACCATCCATCCGAACTACGATCCTACGCCCGGTACCGGCAATTTCGAGAATATGATCTCGTGGCTGATGAAGTACAAGATGGGCCAGCCACTCAATGGTCGCGACCCCAACGAAGTTAACCCGATCGCCCTCTACGATCGCGGGGTCTGGACCTTAGCGAATTTAGAAGAAGCTTTTGAAGATCTGTCTGACGCTGGATTGCTTCAGCTGATCTCGGATGAAGAGGTGGATGAGCCCCAAGCTCCTCCAGCTCCGACTCCAGCCCCTACCGCAACCCAACCTGCTCCCAATCCGCGTATTGCGCGAGTAAGAGTAGGCCCGAGAGCGGGCCTAGGCATTCGTGCCAGCGAGGCTACCCAAGCTCGCCAGCCGGATGCAACCCGGCCGCCCTCAGCCGACGAGTTCGAGAACCTGAGCGACGAAGAGATCGTTAAGCATTTTAACGATGTCCGTCGCTTCGCGGCTACGCAGGCTCGGCGCTAAAGAGAAGGCAAATTTCCAGATCGAGGTGTCACCGTGGGCTATTCTCCCGCGTCAATTCTGACCTCGGGCGCATTGCCAAACCTCGTAGCTATCTACTACGAGCGTCAGGCAATTCCTAACCTGAAGGCTCAGACCCCGTTCATGAGCATTGCTTAACGTTGTGCTCGTTAAATCAGGCTATATCCGTTAACGCCTCTCGTAGGCTAGACGGAGGAAAGACTCCAAATTGAAAGCCGCAAATTGGCCGTACCTGGCCGGAATGATTGATGGTGAAGGACACATCGGCATTACCAAGGGTTGCCGTTATTGGACGAACAAAGACGGCGTTGAAATAAAGTACCCGGCGTACTGCCTGCAGATCAGCATAGCAAACAACAGCTTAGAGTTGATGCGCTATCTGATTGAGCACTTCGGAGGCGTGTACTACCTACACACCAGAAACAACCCAAACGCTCGTATGGGTTACAACTGGATGCCAAAGGGTGCAAAAAACAAGGAACAGCTTCTACTGAGTGTTTTGCCCTACCTAGTGATTAAACACGAACAAGCCAGCTTGGCTCTTCAGTTCATTAGGATAGAAGGCGAGAACAACCCCGCGAAGCGTCAGGCCTTGTATAAGAGTTTCCTTCAACTTAATCGGCGTGGAGTATCCCCAACGACTAATATGCCTGACGGTTCTAAACCTGAACCGAAGATAGAGTCTGAACTGCATGGCGACATGCAGAGCGCCCCTGTGGTGACACAGGTCGCCTAAACACATTTGGACGAAGCAGAAGCCGCTTCCTCTGCGATCGGGCAACCAAATCCAATTCTTCACCTATGCGCTCTTGTCGGGTAACACCAACCAGACCGCAGAAGGTACTGTGGGCTCACCGATCAGCGAAAGCTCGACCAAGATCGTCGCTACCATCGGTCAGTACGCGGACTTTATCAACTCGTCTGACCTGGCCATGGATGTTGCGATTGACGACCCGTCGCTGCTCCAGAACCTGGCAACCGAGCTGAACTACCGCTTGGCCCTCACCCTCAACTCGCTGGTCCAGCTGACTTCGGACTCGGCGACCGGCGTGGATAGCTCAGTCAACATCCAGCTGGCCAACGGCTCTTACCTGACTGCGAACAACATTCGTACTGCTGTTCAGCAGCTGGTCGGCGTCAATGCTCGTCCCCTGACCAAGGATGGGTATTACGGCGGAATCATTCACCCGTTCGTTGTTCACGACGTGCTGAATGATACGAGCTTCAACGGCCTGACTGACATCTTGAAGCGCAACGAGTCCACGGCTGCAAAGCTGATGGGTCCGCTGCCCAACGAGGACGTGATCGAGTTCGCAGGCGTCCGCTTCAAGCAGACTACCACTGCCCCCTCCTCAACCATCTCCAGCAACACGTACTACAACACGTACCTGTATGCTGACGATGCGTTGTTCTCCGTTTTCCTGGGCAAAAACCCCGAGAGCGGCGAAAAGAACTACCGGCTGTTGATCCAGGAAGCGCCCGCACAGGGTAGCGTCTCCGATCCCGCGCGTCAGATCGGTGGCTGGGTCAGCTACAACGTAAAGTACACGAATACGTTGCGGCCTGGTTCGACCATGACGATTCGTCGTCTGCAGTCAGAAACCAGCTCCAGCTAAACTACTGTAGTGGGGGAGACTGGTTCTCCTCCACTCATCTTTTAGAATGCATTCTATCATTTTACTTGCCACATGTCAAGTGATCGAGTATAATAATCACCATGAAACTCTTAGGCTGGTCCAGGGTTAATGCCATCGAAACGCCTAGTGTTACGCTCGATTTCTGCCTGTGGCTCCATAATAACTTTGACCAGTTGGTCGAAGAGATAAATGACCAAGGACCTGTCAATGACGCAGCAGCCGCAGCCGCCGCAGCAGCAGCAGTATCAGCAGCAGCATTCGCCGCTACAGCATAGCTTTGCCGATGCGCCCTTCGCCGTAAGGCTGGGGCATCTACCGGGGAACATTCTGCTGGGCCTGGCGCGTAACGAAGCAGCAAGTCGCAGTGAAAGAAAAGCAGCTGTAGAGTTCCTGCTCGACCACAACTTCCGCGAAGCAACCCATCCCGATCTCGCCCTGATTGTCCATGAGATCCGCCAAGAGCGCGAAGCCAAGCAGGTCATCGAAGCCGTAGTTGAGAGCGCCCTAGAGTCTGAGATCCCGGTCAACGGTAACGGTAACGGATCGAATAGTCCCGCCCTCCAAGCGTCCTTCACTACCGGCAATCTCATGCAGGACGATATATGTCAAAACACATCATTACCTATCTCGCCCGGCACGGAACCACCGACCTCAATCAAAAGGACGCCTTCCGAGGACCCATCGACGCCCCTCTCGATCGTGAGGGATGGCGAGACGCTCACCAGCTTGCCTACTACTTCAACCCCCTTGAACTCTCCCACATCTTCCACTCTGGAAAAATCCGAACTAGAGAAACAGCTAAGTTAATCGGCGACCAGAAGGACATCAAGCCGACCGAGAATAAAGATCTCGCGGCCTGGAATGTAGGCGACCTCGGCGGTCAGCCCAAGAACAAAAAGAACCTGGACCTGGTCGAGTGGCACGTGCAACACCCTTCGGTGCCACTGCCCGGTGGAGAGTCGCTCGACGAGTTCAGGGAGCGTGTCCGGCCTATCATTGCTGATGCCATCGACCTCTCGATGGATTGCGGCTGTCCCCTGCTTTTAGTTTGTCACTCCAGCGTCATCCACGAAGCTGGCAGCATGATTAGAGGCGATCATGAGTACGCCCTCGTCGAACCCGGTGGCGTAGCTGCGATCTACATCGCAGAAGGCAAGCTTGGCATGGAGCCCATCTTTAAGCCCAAGACGCCTGGCCACAAGGTTGACATCGTTACATAACTTTCTCCCGCTTACAGGGGACCCGACTTCCACTTAGGAGACCATCGTGAACTTCAATACTTTTACCAGCTACATCGGCGGGACCGCGCGAAACCAGATTCTGTCTCAGACCCTGGCCGCAACGACCGAGACCGAGTTCAAAGTAGCGACCGACAACGGGTCCGGCGCAATCGCTGTCCTGTCCATCCCCACCGGCACCGGCATTGGCGGTTCAAGCGACCCCCAGGGGCCGGACGTTAACCAGGCCATCAAGTGGCAGAGCGGCCGTCAGACACTGCCCTTTGGATCGCCTCGTCCTGGCCACAACTCCGGGTCTTTTGATCTGGGCCGTGGCTTCGGCGTTCGCCTGACTGGCGTCGCTACTCCGGCGTCTAACGCAGCCAACACTCTGGCTTTGAAGATCTACTGCGGTACTTCAAAGTCTGGATCATTGATCGCGTCTACCGGCGCTCTGACCGGCACCGAGTCAAGCACCACTCCGGCTGAGTTCATCGTTGAAGCCCAGATGTTCTGGGGCAGCGGCTCACAGCAGATCAGTGGTCAGTACTGGTACAACTTGAACACCGGCACCCCCGGCTACCACGTGTGGCAGGCCATCGCCACTCCAGTAACCTCGATCGCCCTCACTGGCCTGAACTTCTGCGCCACGGCGACCTGGGGTAACGCTGTAGGCGGCGTAGTTGCCGTCAGCGAGTTCAGCCTCTACCAGATGTAATCGCCCCGGTACCGGCTGGGCTACCCCCGGTAGCTCGTTTGTTGCGCGGTAGTAGCGTAGGACAATACGAGACGCTCATAACGTCTAAACCCTGCGCGACCAATTCCTTCCTGATTCACCATTCCGCGAAAGGGAATATGCCTGTTTCAGATGAAATCAATGTTATCGATCAGCGTGTCGCGTATAGCCGAGAACTCCTTGGTAAGGAGTGTATTGGGTGCCTTCGCGTACTTGCCTACGGTTTCTATAAAAGAGA